CCCCACCACACGCTATGACCTTCTGCGTTCTTCTTCGGCTGGAATTGACCAACTTGATGAAGGACGCAGATAACCTCTTCGATGTCGCGGAGATGCGACACGTTAATATCCCTACAGTCATCGACGTAACTAATTACATTCCGCAGTTTGTTATGTGCGCGGAGCATGTCGCCGCGTTGCTTCTTTGTGATCTTCATGTGCCAATCTCCTGTGTGTTGGCGTTTCTATATCTTTACCAATACAGATAACAAAATGGTGCGTCAACACAAAAAAAGAGGGGCCAGCCCGAAAGCCAGCCCCCCCTCATGGTTTTTGGAGAAAACGCATGTGTATGATGATAACGCCTTACGCCGGTATCTCATACGGTCTTGAAAGTTTTAACACCGCCGTTTTGTATTTGTCAAGCCACCTTTTGCAATCAGTTTCATTTTTTCCAACGTACAGGGTAACCCACCGGGCGTAATCGACACACTGCCGTGATTTAACAAGTTCGCGGCTTGTTTCACCAATCCTGACAGACGAGACGGGTGCAATGACCTCATGTCGATTGTCCTTCGACTTGATATACGGCACAAGGTCATCGCCCTTGCGGTTTTTAAACAGCTTTATTTTCCTCATCTAAAATCTCCAAATAGATGTCAATAGCATCCCGGATCAAGTCAGCAACTGCGACTTGTTCCAAACTTTTCTTTTGCATAGATTCAGCGTAGGTTGCCAACCTGTCATACTGAGATTTTGTCATCAACAAATTGTAAGTTTTTGTTGGTTCATCAATCTTTGGCGGTCTCGGCATCTCGCACCTCTTTTGTTACTCTCTTGTCTTCTTTTGCCCGTCTTTTATCCGGAACTACCCTTTTACCAAACTTAGGTAACTGTTTAGCTATAGGGTTTATCTTATTGATTTTATTCATAACAGGTAAACCTATAGGGGTATAGTGTAATTAGAGAGTAATCTGTAGCCGCGAACCTGTCAAGCAAAATTTTATCTTGACGGCATTTTCGATATGGTGTACTCCCGTTTGCATGACTGATTGGATAAAAGATTTTGTAGAAGATTTACCGATTGGCGGCTCCGGAAGTTTGCGGATGGATTGTCCTGCGTGTTCCCACAAAAACACTTTTAGTGTGTCAGAGGTAGACGGCGAACGCTTGTGGTATTGCTTTCACGCCGACTGTGATGTGAAGGGTCGCACCGGATTTCGCATCCGCAAGGACACCTCTTATCATCCTTTGCTGGCCAAGGTCAAGCTTGCAAGCCCAAGGCCCGACACTTATGAGGGAAGCTTTGAGTTGCCGGACACGTTTGTGGCGTTGTCCCGGGAACCTGATGCCGAATCATATGTGCGCCGGGTCAATGCGTACGGGGCGTATCAAAACGGTTTGGCTGACATCCGGTACGATTTCAGATCGCGGCGGGTTGTGTATCTTGTCCGTCATAACAATCGGGTTGTCGATGCGGCGGGCCGAGCTTTGGATAAAAACATCAAACCAAAATGGTGGAGATATGGAAAGTCAGGTTATCCTTTCGTTTGCGGCGGGGGACGTATCGGCGTTCTTCTTGAAGATTGTGCTAGTGCTTGCAGTGTTAGTGATATTCTCTCGGGCATAGCCCTACTCGGAACCAGTCTTTTAGACTCGTACATACCAACGCTGCGAACCTATGATCGCCTCATTGTTGCTCTTGACAAGGATGCAACCGGTAAGGCACTAAAGTTGGTTCGCACGTTACAGGCTATTAGGCCTACCAGTTTAGTTATCTTAGATAAAGATGTGAAGGAAATGACAAGCGATGAGCGAAAACGCACTTTCGACAAGTATATCCCTTGAGGGTCAAGTCCTCGGATATATCCTAAACAAAAATTTCTATGACCGTGTAAAGAATATTGTCACTCGCGACATGTTCGAGGGACGCATGGTCACGATATTCGACAGCATATCGTACAGCCACAAGCAATATGCCGTGGACTTACACCCGCGTCAGTTGGCAGCGGTGGTTGCTGATCGTAATCCGGCAATGCCATCGTCGGCTATGCAGGAAATCTATCAAATAATTGACACCCTACCGGATAAAATTTCTGACACCACGGAACTCGAATATGATGTGGTCAAGAACTTTTGGGTTCGTGACAGGGCACGTCAGATCGGTGAAAAGGCGATTGCCATTTTTACAGGCGAGTCCGAACACTTTGGCGAACTCAAGACCCTGATCGATATGGTTGAGGACGGACGCATGTCCGACAAGACAACTTACACGGAAGTGACGCGCGGACTTTCTGATTTGTTTTCGCAGGAGACCGCTGTGCCAGACTTTCCATTCGACTGGGACATACTTGCCAATCGGTTGCCGGGAATGGATCGTGGCGGCTTGGGCATCATATTTGCGCGACCCGAGACAGGCAAGACGACCTTCTGCTCTTTCCTCGCAGCCAAATATATCAAGCAAAAACAAAAGGTTGTGTACTGGGCGAACGAAGAAGAGGCTGCCAAGATCAAAAGGCGTATACTACAGTCTTACTTTGAAATGACGACAGATGAGTTGTGTTCCTCATCTGCCGAGTTTGATGCGCGGTATGTCGAGGAGATCGATCCGTACCTGACTGTCATGGATGCGGTAGGCATGTCGATGGACGAACTCAACGACTACGCGCAGTTGAATGAGCCGGACGTTATGTTCTGTGATCAGCTTGACAAGTTCCGGGTCGAGGGCACGTTTAGTCGTGGCGACGAACGCCTCAAGGAAACGTATGTGCTTGCCCGCGAGGTTGCCAAGCGGAACAAGCTGTTGGTATGGGCTGTCAGTCAGGCGTCATACGACGGACATGATCGTCAATTTATTGACTACTCTATGATGGACAACTCAAAGACTGGCAAGGCTGGCGAGGCTGATGTTATCATCGGCATCGGCAAGACGGGCACATCGGAGGAGGAAAACACGGTGCGGCACATCTGCATTTCCAAGAACAAAGTCAATGGCTGGCACGGTATGGAGACTTGCCACATTGATGTACACAGAGGGGTGTACTACTGATGAACGTCCTGACCTTTGACATCGAAACTACGCACCGAGAAAAGGCAAATGGGCAGTCCACGCCCCTGCCATACTTTGGCAACTCGCTTGTTTCTATTGGCTACAAATGGCTTAACAGCACCGTTGACTATCAGTGTTACTACCACTCGACGGAGCCGCCCACAGAGGGCGCATTCACAAAATTTCAAGCTGCCTTGAACCACGCTGACGTTATCGTTGGACAAAATATCAAGTTTGACTTATCTTGGATTCGTGACTGCGGATTCGTATACAAGGGGCATATCTATGACACGATGGTTGCGGAATATTTATTGGCGAGGTCGCGTCGTTGGCCTCTGGGACTTGCTGCTCTTGCAGAAAAGTATAGTGGAGTACAAAAGGAGACAGACCTTATCGCGCCGTATTTCAAGGAGGGTAAGACGTTTTATGACATTCCTTGGAATATAATTGAAACATACGGCAAGGCGGATGTCCTTGCAACCGAGCAAGTAGCACTTGCACAACTCGAAGCCTTTGGCACTACATTTGAGGAACTGTTCAATGAACAATCAGGCACTCTTGCCCACTTTGCGTCTGTCGCTTGAGGTCACCGACGCACTCGCAGATATCGAACGTAACGGCATCAAGATCAATCGCGACACTCTCGCTGACATCCGAAAAGAATACGAAAACGAACTCTTCACCTTGGAACGACGCCTACAGGAGCTAGCCGCGAACGCCGTTGGTGATACGCCGGTCAACCTCGACAGCCCTGACGACAGGTCACGCCTATTCTATTCGTGCGCGATCAAAGACAAGAAGCGGTGGGCCGCCATCTTCAATCTGGGTCACGAGATTCGCGGCGCAACAAAGAAGCCCAAGCAGCGGACCCGGATGGCGAAGGGTGAGTTCAAACGGCACATCTTGAACGAGACCACAATCCTATACAAGACTACCGGTGAACAGTGCCCAGATTGCGCTGGGAGGGGCCGCTACACGCCACCTCGCAAGGATGGTACCCCCGGTAAGGCTGTTCGTATCTGTAAGACCTGTGGCGGCTCCGGCGTCCTTTACAAAAGCACCGGGGAAGTTGCCGGGTTCAAACTCGTTCCTCGCGACACGTTTGATACGGCCTCGGGTGGCTTCAAGACTGACAAATCCACACTCGAAGAAATGATGACAGACTTGCGCGGTGACGCCCGGGAGTTTGCAGAGGCGTACGTTCGATATTCTGCTGTGCGAACTTACCTGCGGTCTTTTGTCGAGGGCATGGAGAACAACATGGATTCGGATGGTTTCATCCACACAGAGTATCAACAGTGTGTAACAGCCACGGGACGCCTATCGTCTCGCAACCCCAACTTCCAGAATATGCCACGCGGCTCAACCTTTATTATCCGCCGTGCTGTCGAAAGCAGGTTCGAGGGTGGTTCGATCCTTGAGGGTGACTACGCCCAGCTAGAATTTCGCGTTGCCGGGTTCCTTGCAAAGGATGCGGGGATACGAAACGATGTGGATGCCGGGACTGATGTGCATAGCTATACGGCCAACATCATTGGCTGTACACGCCAAGAGGCCAAGGCACACACCTTCAAGCCTTTGTATGGGGGTGTTAGCGGTACCGAAGATCAGAAGCGGTACTACCGCGCGTTCAAGCAAAAGTATAGCGGTGTGAGTGACTGGCACGAACTTTTACAGCGGGATGCCGTAACCAAAAGTCACATTAAGTTGCCGTCTGGGAGACAGTATTGTTTCCCGGGAACCCGCTGGACCGAGTGGGGAACCGCCACAAACCGGACAGCTATCTGCAACTATCCCGTGCAGGGGTTTGCCACCGCCGATCTTCTACCCATCGCTTTGGTGATGCTCCATAAATTATTAAAAGACAGTGGGTTACAGTCTGTCATCTGCAACACGGTACACGATTCGATTGTCATGGACGTGTTTCCGGGTGAGGAAAAAAAGTGCATTGACATCATGGCAGCCAGTATGTTAGCGATTCCACAAGAGACAGAACGTCGTTACAATGTGCGTTACGACATGCCCGTAGGAATAGAATTAAAAATGGGAAAAAACTGGCTTGACTTAGAAGAGGTATTAACGGTATAATACTTCTACCTTCAACACCCAATAGTGAGGACACCATGGGTACAGAACTTCAAACTATGAACGACGAACTAAATAACTTTGTAACTGCCTTTGACGCGGGCGATGAAGAAACCCTGATGAAAATGTCGGGACAGGCTGACGTGGATTCCACTCCGCGTGTGGGCTTGCCCCGCCTAACCATCAACTATGAAGCAGAGAACGACGACGGCATCACGCTCAAGCGTGGCGCGTGGCGTATTTGGAATGGCTCCGGCCCCGTGTACGCTGACTCTGTTCAAATCCGCCCCTTGATGCGGACCTACGAGTGGTCTGTGTGGGATCAGGAAGAGCAAAAGTTTTCCTGTAAGTCTGTGCAGCGCACTAGCTTGTCTGGCGAGTTTCCGGACTCGGCAGGTGGTAACAAGTGTGGCCGCTTGACCCGCTCTGAAGAAGACCAGCTTGCCTCAGACGATCCGCGTGTGATCCTAAGTAAGTCTGTTAGCTGTAATCAAGTGATCTACGGTGTTATCGATGCTCCGGACGCCGCTGACGCAAGCGGTGCGCCTACTCCACTGGAGTCGGTCCCGTTCATGGCGTACTTCAAGCGGTCTGGTTTCCGTCCTGTGCGTGAGTTCATCGACAATCAACTCACTCGTCGCAAGATTCTTATGCAAAAGGCGGTCATCGAACTGTCTACCGAAAAGCAGAAGAATGGCGGTGTGATCTACTGGACTCCGAAGCTGTCCTTGGTCAAGGAGGTATCTATCACGGATACGGACAAGGAACTGATCAAGCAGTTTGCAGAGACTGTAAAAGGCCATAACGACTCTGTTATGTCCGAGTACAAGGCGTCTGTGAAGATGGCCGCTAGCGATGACGACATTGACCTTGCACAGCGTTTTGCAAGCTGATGCTTCATCTCTTGGAAGTTCAGGACTTCCTTCAAAAGGCGGGGCGAGGGGAGATAGACTCCTCTCGTCTCGACGACCTCATTGAGGCGTTTGGGGAAGACTGTAAAGCAGCGATACGCAAGCAGTTCAGCCGGAACTCGGATTACCGAATCCGGATGTCTGGTATTGGGCGTCCGCTGTGTCAACAGCAGCTAGAAAAGCAGGGTCACAAGCAAGATGTTGCGTACAACGATGTTGTACGTTTTCTCATGGGTGACCTTGTAGAGGCTGCGGCAGTCTTGATTATGAAGGCCGCAGGCATCAATGTTGAGCAAGAACAGAGTCAATGTTCCCTCGAACTTGATGGGCAGACTGTCAATGGAACCTTGGATGTCATCATCGACGACAAGGTGTGGGACATCAAGTCCACAAGCCCGTGGTCTTTTGAAAACAAGTTCTCAGGACGGGGCGGCTACGACTCTATCAAGGAAGACGATCCGTTTGGCTACATAATGCAGGGGTTCCTGTACTCTGAGTCCAAAGGCTTACCCTTCGGCGGCTGGATTGCTATCAACAAGTCGAGCGGTGAGTGGGATTTTGTAGAGGCACCGGACGATCAAGAAGAAGATCGCAAGGCGTATCTCGAAGAGGCTAATCGTCGGGTTCGTGCTATTGTAACCGACGCCAAGTTCAAGGTGCCGTTTACATCTGTACCGGAAGTGTACACTATCAAGGGCGAAAAGATTGAGACAGGCAATCGGCTCATGCCGAAGACTTGTACTTTCTGCTCGTTCAAGGAACATTGCTGGAAAAATGCAGAGTATCACCCAAAGATTACATCAAAAGCCAAGAACCCGCCAATGACGTGGTACACAAAGCTGGTAAAGAAGGAACTATGATATGCCTATCTTGTACACCAGTGGGTACGACCTCAAGTTGCTGGGCCTGAACCCGCAGCTTCGACACGTATACATCGATAGCCATGAAAGTAAAGGCGGCGAACCCGCCTTAGTCAAGGTACGAAACCTTGAGGGTTCGCTGCCTTTAACTTTGCGTGACAATTATTCGGACTCAGGCTACCTCACCTCGGAAACAGAGGTGCGGGATATTGTTCGCATCGAAGAAGAGTTTCAACAGATCAATCAACATTTAAGGATGGGCACAGCTATATGTTTACCGACGATCCCATTAAACGAGGAACTATCACGTTTAAGAAAGTTTACCCCAAAAGTAGAACAGTATCTGCTAAAGCGGCTAAACTTAATAAAGGGGGCGTTTCCGCTTCAAGGATAATGAGAAAAATACGTTTCAGATCACAATTTGAATCCAACGTCGCCCGCAAACTTGTGGAGCGGGGTATCACATTTGAGTACGAAAAAGAACGGATTGTTTACATACCCAAGCCGCGAACTTACACTCCGGACTTTTATTTCCCGGAAACGAACGTGTATGTTGAGACTAAGGGTCATCTCGACAAGGGCGACAGGGTAAAGATGTTGCTAGTCAAGGAACAAAATCCTGACATGGACATTCGATTTGTATTTGTCCGCGCCTCGAACCGGATTTACAAGGGTTCCAAAACCACATACGGTGACTGGGCTACAAAGCACGGTTTTAAGTGGGCCGAGGGATCGATACCAGAGGAGTGGTGTACACATGGATGATAACGAAATTCAAAGCACCTTGGAACGTGCCAGTCTTCTCAAAGATAGGTGGTACTTAATTTTCAAACAGGGCAGCGACGAAGAGCATGTAACAATGACGGCGTACGATACCACAGATGACGATGGGGACGAGGAGTACGTCCCCGCAGGCACGGTGATATTGTCCGGAATTGTTGAACTCATGGAATCAGACTTTGACCGTGTTATGCAGGCGGGCATAGCTAGATTGCAGTTCGAGGCCACAAAACAAGCTATGATTGAGGAAACCGAATCCTCACCAGATGTGACCCACGATCCGAACACCAATATTGTTAAAATAAACTTTGGAAAGACACAATGATCAAAGAGAACTGGAACCTCAATAACTATCAGACGAAGGCACGGGGCTTTGCCATCTATCCAGAGCGTATGAAGATTACTTATCCGGCTCTCGGTCTTGCCGGTGAGGCCGGTGAAGTTGCTGACAAAGTAAAGAAGATAATTCGTGATGGGCGGGATGATGCGGAATATCGGCACCAGATTGCAAAAGAGATCGGGGATGTACTTTGGTATTGCGCTACTCTTGCGGATGATCTAGGCTACTCTTTACAGCAAATCGCAGAGATGAACGTGTACAAACTTCAAGCGCGTAAGGCTATGGGAAAACTGCACGGCGATGGCGACGATAGATGATCAGTCCGGATTCGATGAGACACGAGGCGTACATGAAGATGAAAACAGAAGAGTGGACGGCTAGAGAAGAAGAAATGCTAGACACATTTTATGCGAACAAACCCGACATGGTGAACTCACCACCGCATTACAATCAAGCAGGGATTGAATGTATAGATGCTATCCGCGCTGCAACAAGCGACGGGTACGAGTATTACCTGCAGGGAAATATAGTAAAGTACCTATGGCGGTATCGTTATAAAAATGGTATCGAAGACTTGAAGAAAGCACAGTGGTACTTAGAGAAACTTATTGAGGAGAAGAACCATGAATAATATGTTGCCCACACCCTATCAACAATTCATCCACAAGTCCCGCTACGCCCGTTGGCTCGACACCGAGCAACGCCGTGAGAACTGGGATGAGACTGTTTATCGATACACAAACTTCATGCGTGATCACGTTAAAAGAAAGCATAACTTCACCCTCAGCGACGATGATATGTTTGATATTGAGCAAGCTATTATCGGTCAAGAAATTATGCCTTCTATGCGTGGTATGATGACTGCGGGTTCTGCCTTGGAGCGGGACAATATCTGCGGCTACAACTGTAGCTACATTCCTGTGGATAGCCCACGCTCATTCGACGAATGTATGTACATTTTGATGTGTGGTACAGGTGTTGGCTTCTCTGTTGAGCGTGAGAATGTAGACAAGCTTCCTGTCATTAGCGATGCGATGCACGAAACTGATACCATTATCAAGGTGGGCGACTCAAAGCCCGGATGGGCCAAGTCGTTGCGCGAACTGATTGGGTTGTTGTATGTGGGTCAAGTTCCGAAGTGGGACTTGTCGCAGGTACGGCCTTCTGGTGCGCGTCTCAAGACCATGGGTGGCAGGGCATCTGGTCCCGGACCTCTCGACGATCTGTTCCATTTCACTGTTGCCCTGTTTCGCAAGGCGCAGGGACGCAAGCTGTTTCCGATTGAGTGTCACGACTTGATGTGTAAGATCGGTGAGATTGTCGTTGTTGGCGGCGTCCGTCGCTCTGCTTTGATCTCCCTGTCGAACCTCAATGACGATCAGATGGCACATGCCAAGTCGGGTGCGTGGTGGGAGAACGAGGGTCAACGTGCGCTGGCTAACAACTCGGTTGCTTACAAAGGCAAACCAGAGATAGGCACCTTTATGCGTGAGTGGGTATCCCTATACGATTCCAAGTCCGGGGAGCGTGGCATCTTCAACCGCGAGGCTGCAGACGTACAAGTTGCTCGGAACGGACGCCGTGAAACGGGTCACATGTGGGGCACAAACCCTTGCTCTGAAATAATCTTGCGTCCCTACCAGTTTTGCAACCTGTCAGAGGTGGTCGTGCGCGAAAGCGACACACTGCAATCCTTGAAGCGCAAGGTACGCCTTGCAACCATTCTGGGCACCCTGCAGTCCACACTAACTGAATTTAAATATCTGAGGAAAATATGGCGAGACAACACAGAAGAAGAACGCTTATTGGGCGTTTCCTTGACTGGTATTATGGACCACTCGATTTTATCCAAAACCGTCGATTCCCCTCGCTGGCTCGAAGAGATGAAACAAGTCGCCGTCGATACGAATCTACAGTTTGCCCAGATGCTTGGAATCCCTCAGTCCGCTGCCATCACCTGTGTAAAGCCGTCGGGCACTGTGTCTCAACTCGTAGACGCCGCTAGTGGCATCCACGCTCGACACAACGATCACTACATCCGCACAGTTCGCGGAGATAACAAAGACCCCCTGACACAGTTCCTCAAGGAGCAAGGGGTGTATAGTGAAGCGTGTGTGATGAAGCCCGACTCCACAACTGTATTTTCGTTTGCCATGCAGTCACCCGAGGGTGCCGTTACTCGCAATGATATGTCAGCAGTAGAGCAGCTAGAGTTGTGGAAGACCTATGCTATGCACTGGTGTGAACACAAACCCTCTGTCACCATCACTGTAAGGGAACACGAGTGGATGGACGTGGGTTCGTGGGTGTATGACAATTTCGATGTGGCATCAGGCGTGTCCTTCTTGCCTCACTCGGATCATACATATCAGCAGGCTCCATATCAGGACATCGAACCTGATGAATACTTGGAATGGCAGTACACCTACGGCAATTTAGATATTGACTGGGCGGCTCTTTCGGAGTACGAAAAAGAAGACAACACATCCGGTTCCCGCGAACTCGCGTGTACGGCTGGTGTGTGTGAGGTGGTAGACCTAAATGCCGCCTAAGAAGGAAACACGTCTGGTATGGAAGCGGGGTGACGGTTGGTTACAATACGACCCGCCCCGCAACCATCCGTGCTACGAAGAGTGGCAAAAGAAAAAGGAGAAGTACGAGAATGATCGAAGTAAAGATTAGCGATGAAATGCTCCTCAAGGCCCGTAACAAGGCCACTGAGATGGGTCTGCTGCACAACTCTATCCTACGGGGCGGTGGCAGTGTCGCGGGCTTTCTCGGCGAACAGGTGGTACTCAGTGTACTCGGGGGTTCGTGGCTAAACTCGTACGACTACGATATCGTTTTAGAGGATGGTCGCAAGGTGGAAGTAAAGACAAAACAAACGTCAGCAACCCCGTTGCCCCACTACTCGTGCAGCATCAGCAACTTCAATACAAAGCAAGACTGTGATGTGTACGCGTTCACGCGCATCTTGAAAGACTTTTCCAAAGGCTGGTTCCTCGGATACCTGTCAAAAGAAGAATACTTCGATAAGTCTGTGTTTATGAAAAAGGGTCAGCTTGATCCGGACAACGGCTACGAAGTACGGGCAGACTGCCACAACCTAGCTATCTCGGACCTGCGAACCCACTATGAGCAAGCAAAAGAAATCGAAGGCCACCCTGTTTAACCTACAGGTGTTCCTAAATGAAAACGGGGACATCGAACTGGAAACCCAGTCCGTTGACCCCGAAGTATTCATTCAAACGATGGAAGCAGGTATGCCTAGCTATGAAGCTACCTACAAGGTTGCCAGCTTAATCAGGTATCTCAAGTCCGTGAACGATGAGATATTTGAGAAGTCTGGTCGTTACGTTTAGCGCATCTTTTTATTTTTCATCATGCCGCCGTAAGCTTTGTAGCCCATACGGTTGCGGACATTTTCAGGCAGCTTGCCAAGGCCCTTGTTGGCTGCCGGGACATCCTTGAGGCCGTCCTTCTTGGTGCCCATGGCCAGCTTCTGTGGCTTCTTCTTTGCCATGCCGCCGTACATCATACCCATGCCGCCGGACATGCCCATCTTGTTTTTGCGATCCATCATAGGGTTAGCTGACATGGCCATGCCGCCCCCATACATAGGCTTGCGAACCATCGACCCGTACGCATAGCCCTTTGGTTTTTTATTCATCTTCATTGTTTTCATTCTCCTGAGTTCCTGCTTGCTCTACCAGCATATATGTGGACGGACGCAAGCCCATTTTTACCATTTCCTTCGTCACAAAGACTTTGAAGGTTCTATCCAGATACTCCATGTCATTGGTGGTAATTAACTCTGGATACTTAAACAGATCACGAACGATACGCGCAGCATTTGCGTCTTGTCCGATCATCTGAAACATTTCTACATTAGCTTGACTTGCAAGACGAACGGCAGCTTCCGAGGTAACGTACAATGGGCTAACCATGCCCCGTGCCACGTTATATATACGACTCAACAACTCGTTTGTACCGTATCCCCGGGTGATTCCTTGGAACCCAGTGCTGGTTGCGACGGTAGTGTCTGCAGCCATATTCAAGAATTCAGTTATGTCTTCGAGATAACTTACGTGATCACTTCCCAATACAGCATCCAAGATTTCTCTGTTCTGTTGAATATCCTGAAGCATATCTTGAGGAGTAGTGAACTGGCGAACCACTTTTGTGTCTGTGTCCAATCCTACAAAGGTTCTGCCAGACACATTCTGAAGCCCACCCCGGCTCATCAAGCCACGGGTTATCAGGCTTGCGGCAGCCATGTCGAACATGTCGGCGGCTTCCTCTGGGGACTTGCCACTTTTTTGTAGGAGTTCGACTGCCATACTTTTCGTTGTGTCTAGCTTATCCAAGGAGCCATTTGTGACAAACATTTTGTAGAAATTATCAGGATCATCCACACCTATATAAGGTCGCAGCAAATCAAATACTTCTTTTTCATTTGCTATTGCTGAGTCCGCGTTTCTACGAAGCTGGCTAGTTGTCGAGGACGCCTCTTCAACAAAGTCTTGAACTTTACGGCGGATGTTAGCATCGTTTTGCATGAGTCTAACAATATCGTTTTCAGAAGAAATCATCGCCTGTGCGTCAAATATAGGTCTTGTGGTAACCTTTCCGTCCTTTAAAACTGTAACCTTTGCACGATCCGTAATGTCACCCCAGTTAACTCCCCGGGTGAAATCATAACCACCGACCCTGTTTTCAAGAGTCGTTCTAGTTACCATTCGCGGCTGCTGGATGGATTTGAGAGTTTTTTCACCCCAATCTGCGAACACACGCTCCGAAATGACGGACTTTAAAGAATTAAATTTAGCTAGACCTTCAGGTGTGTCGAGGTCGAACAGTGGCATCATAACACCATCGACGACCTTACGTTCGCCAAAGTCTGTCGTCAACTGTGACATCAATCTTGGCATGTCTTGACGAGCGTTGAGAGCAGCCGTTCCTCCCGAAGCTAGGCCGTTTACAGCGTTACCTATAGGGCGAAACGCGGTCACGGGATCAACATCTGCATACGCAAACCTGTACGGGTCATTTGGTCCCCTCGCCACTTTCTCCGGTCCTCTCCGAGAATTATCTATTTTTGTGAGTATTTGACGGGGGCGAAGACGATCACCAACCTCATTGCGGTAAGTTTGTCGCGCCTGCTCTAAAAGAGCGTACATGTCTTTGTCTTGCGTCCTTATCAGATTGTTTAGACTGGTTGCAAAGTCCCCCGCTATTTTAGCCAACTCTCTATCGTCGGGACCGAGGCGATACGCGTAGTCACGAAATGCCCGACGCATGATTTCCACTTCATAGGGATTAGCCTGCGAGAATATACCCAAGGCATCGGAAGCCTTTTCTGCACGAATAGCGACCTCAATATCTGAAAGTGACTTGTCATCTATTCCGCCTGCTCTCAAGGCTCCCCGCATTTGATCTAGCTTCTCCGGAGGAAGAACGCGACGAACCATATTATCGAAAACTTCTTGGGTTTGTTGACCCAACTTGCCGCTGAAGAAATCCCCTCCCGCTGTAAAGAAGTTTTCTATGTCCGTCATGCGACCAAATTTTTCAATAGTCTCTTCCACCAAAGGAGTCATATCGATCGGGCGACGACCTTCTGAAAATTTAACAACAGGAGCGTAGGCTGCCCTCCCCCGGGCGAACAAACTTTCCATGTGTGTGTCAATCATATCTTCTGTAGTTCTGCCAAGAAGGACCATGTAACCAGCCCCTTGACCCCGCATATCCTCTACGATGGACATGCGTCTGGCAAGACCCTCTTCAAATGTGCGCTGCAGATCAATGATCTCCTGCTTCATAGATACGGACTGACCTAACTTTTCTTTGAGGTGGGTTCGAGTATACAGAATGTTTGCAAACAGGTTCTCGGGAAGATCGACGGTTACGTCGTCAAATACAAATTTTTCCAGATCATCTAATGCTGCTAGGGTATCCTCATAGTCGCCTCTTAAATTTTGTTTGTGTGCCTGAAGAGAGTTCAAACCGTTTGATATGTACTCTTGAACAGATTCTTTTCCAACCATATCTGGAACGGCGTCTAAGTGATCTTGTAAATTTTGAAGTGCCCGTTCTGTGACTGCAATCTGTCGCTCAGATGCTTGGGTGTGCGCGATCATTTCGTCGCTATTCAGATTTTTCAAGGCACGGGGCGCTATCTTACCTACGGCTAGATTATTCAAAGCTGCCATCGGGCCTATAGAGGTTGCCTGTGCGAAGGATAGCGTAAATAATTCACGAGCCTTGTCCTGCGCTTCTCCTTCAGGGAATTTAGATACGATACGATCTTGAAGTTCCAAGTAATCGTCCGTAGCTTTTAAGACCGTTGCTCTGCCCTCGTCTGTCATGTTCTGTATGAGACGAGTGGCATAGTTTATGCTTCTGCGTTCCTGCGAACTCAGTCGCCTGCCCAGACTCTCCTCATAGATTTTAATACCGTCGTCACTGAACAGCGATTTTCCCTTGAGACTGACAGCCCGTCCTACCTCACCCCCAGTGGCGGCGAACGCAAAAAAGTCCATAACCCGACCAAAGCCGCTGGTTACGGTTGTTCCTAGGTTGCCGTCAACAAACCTTAAAGCTGTACGCCCGGTGCGACGACCCAAACCTTTTACTGCCTGATATCCACCGAGACTCATACTCAGTGCGCCGAAGAACTCGGAGGTTTCTTGATCAAACCCTGTAAACATAGGTAAAATTTCGCGGGCACCTAGTTGACCAGCGGATATGATAAGGGAATTTTGCACATTCTCCCGGACCATGGGTATGGTGCGACCCGTGAACTTGGCACGAAGAAGACGAGATTCTAAAACATTTAACTGCTGCTCTTTTGCGACATAAGTTGCGTATCCGCTCTGTCCCGGAACTACTCCCCGATACCGCATTTCCGCAAGTTCGTCGCTGAGACGGCTTGTTTGAGTCACAAGATCGTTGATTCCCGCATCGATACGCTCCTCGCGCATACCAATGTTCAGGAAATGCATCTTCAAACCACGGGCTTGCTTGTTAGCTTGTGCTATCCGGAGAACGTCGCGGGGATCGGTATAGTTCTGCAGTTCTGGAAATTCTTTTTGTAGATTGCGTACGGCCTTCAGGGTACTACGACCTTTCATGGCTGTAGCTGCACCAAAACCGGCCATACCCACCACATTTTCAAGAGCGATTACGCCGAACCGTTCATAGAGGGGCAGGGTATTGAAGGATAGTTGAAGTATGTTGTTCGCAGCTTCGTCGCTGATTAGAGTGCGATCTATAACCTGACCGTCTACGATTTCTGTGGTTATTTGATCGTATTCTTCTTGAGTCATCAACCCATTGTTGACACGCTCTTGGAGTTGATTACGAATAAAATCGTTGGCTGCCATGCCAATAGTCGGTCCCGGAAGAACCTTTGCAATAGCATCTAAGTTTGCTTGACTGTCTCTTTGAATCTCAGGTCCGTACGATGCGTATGCGACACCCGGACTAGACGCACGTCCTGCCATCCAGTCATATACTGACAGACCGTAATAGTAAGCAGCCGTATTCATCGGCGACTTTCCAATCGGAAAAGTACCGAGCATTGTAACGCCTCGGCCTGCTTCTGCGAGTCGTTCTACAAGAACATCACCAAAATTTCCAAGTCCGTTATCGACAAGAACTTGACGAACACGAGCGTCAGGAACATCCTCACGCAGCATGTTATCCAGCATAATCGACTGCTCCCCAAGCAACTGCGCCCTGTCTACAGCATTGGGGTCGGTAATGTTTGCCGGGATAACAACTTTCTGATCTTCAACGAAAGGCTTGACAGTTTCTGTAAGGGGGACTGTGCTTTCTGTCATCGACAGAATTCTCATTTGAGCATCTGCGTTGCCCGCCTCTGCGTCCTCTTGCAGGGATAGAAGTCGCATGTACTCATCCCCACTGGCACTTTGCAGAATAGAGTCGAAAGAGGGGTTGACTTTAGCTGCTATATCTTCCCCAGCAACCTGTGCAATGTCCTGTCCGGGCTTAACCTCGGTCCGCACGGGTATGACAGGATCGTCGCTACTCAATACGACTTGCGATTCGACAGGCTGTGCCGCAGGGCGAGGGACAGTTCCTACAGGTTTTTCTCCACTACCCCCGGCGACAGATACGGTTCCACCAGTGGTATCTGGAAAAACTCCGGTAACCGGTGCTTCCTCTAACTTCTCTACAGTAACTTGTTGAGCCATCCTACTTGATGTCCTTTACTCTGTCCTCGGGAACTTTTTGAGTCGCTTCTGGGTCTAGATAATACAAGCCATCAGACCCTTTATAGAGTGGGTTGCCGTCTAGCGTACGCCTAGATTGCGAGGTACTAACTGGTGTGGCGTCAGCACCCCCAGTAGCAGCATCCGCAGTGGCAGCACCTGTCTGGGCTACCTCGTCAAATCCCTTCGCTCCGAATAGGGTGCGCTCCATGTCACGCATAATTATATGCGCTTGAACAGTCCGGGCAACCTGTGGTGTTAGTGCTGTTTTATCTCCGCTAACCCGTTTGAGCATAGTCTTGTACTCCAAGTCAGCCGCGAACTCTTTACGGACCAACTGAAGAGCCGCACGAATAGACTGCGGAGTGCTGAAGTTTTTATCGCCGAGCCTGCGAAGTTGAATTTCAAAATCTTGGTTAGACAAGCGGCCTGCCGGATCGACGGCTCGTGCCATCTTTGCAGCAAGGGTCAAGCGAATTGCCTCAGACTCAGATATCTTGTTAAGTTCAATTCTCGGATAAACCCTTCTGATCGTGGCTTGTAAATCCGATTGACTAACATCATCTGCTGCCATCTGGAAGTCAGGAGACTCATTAAAGAGAGAGCCTACGGCAGTAAAGCCCTGCTGGAACTGAACACCGAGAGTCTTTGTTATGGCTTGAACGTCACGAATCCATCCCGTACCAACTTTCTCGCCAATTTCTTGTTCCAAGGCCATGAGCCTGTCGATGTACGCAACAGCTTCATCTTGTGCCTTGAACCCCTCGTTAAAATCGTCGATTTTTAATCCGGTCACGTTCTCTACAAATGCACTGCCAGTTTGTATTGCTTGAATATTCTGATTGACGTTACCAGAGTACCTATATTTACGTGTTTTTACAAAAGCACCTTCGGGGGTGCCAACCAAAAGAGAAACGGCCTGCACCATTGCCTGCCGATCTTTTCCAAACTTCTTTTTGAGAGTGCCATAAAATTTGGCGGTATCTCCGTCGTCCATCAAAGCCGGGTTGGAAAGCATGTCACCATAACCATCCTTTTCGAGTTGTACCGCTTTCATGAGAACAGCATTTTGTTTCGAGGCAAAGTCTTGATCCGTCATGCCCTCTTCCCGCTGGCCTGCTCGGAATGAAAACGCGGAAACCATAGCTTGAGCAGAAGCATAACCCGTACGAGATGCCATCGTATCCAGAAGAGTGACATCTGTTTTTTTCATGGGAATAAAGATGCCCCCAACTAAACCGCCGTCTGAAGTGTCGCGGGTGGGGAATAGTATGGCCTGCTCATCTTCGGCAACATTATAAAGTTGTTCTCCGATAGCTTTCAGTGATTCCTCTTCCACATTCTGGAAGCCAAGCTCGTCGAATAGACGGGAAGCCGAACCAAAGTCTTGAGACAGGTCTATATACTGTAAACCTGTTAATTCTACATTAGCTTTTCTTTGCTTATTAATGTTGCCTACACGCAATTCCCGTTCATTTTTAGTAACCAAGCTCTGTAGTCTATCCCGGGCGTCCTCGTTTCCTGAGAAAAATTCAAGAGCATTGTCAAATCCTTGCTGAGTTGATAGCTGCTTTTCCCAACTATCCCAGAATATACGAGATTGATCGTAAGCGGATTTTCCGTATGAATCCTTATCCCCTGCTAATTCCAGTGTGTAACTTAATCCCGCGTTCCCTTTGAAGATTTCAGTATTAGCGGCAGCGTCCATAGCTGCTTGCGTTTTAGACAAGTCAACCCATTCAGGCTTAAAAAATGTAAAACCCTTTCCTATTGCTTGCATACCGGCAGGCGTTATAGTGCCATCTTCTAAGGCTTGCGCCAATGAATCGGATACGGATTGCCTTTTGTTCGCTTCTAACTCTCTCTTGGAGGAGGCCACATCTCGTTGTGTGTCTAAACCGAACTGGAAAAGGGCCTGACGATCTGCTTCTGCAGCCGCAGCCGCATTAGCGGCAGCCTGTGCTTCCGCCATCCGTTTTTCTTTTCCAATAGTATTGAGTTCTCTCATGAAGCCTGAAGCTAATGCTATTCCAAAACCCATTATTCAGACCCCCCCATTTCTAAAAAATTGCTATCTTGTGGTTGGGTAGGCATATTGCCCTCCCTGATTTGAGCATTGACCTTTTCTCTGATAAACTCAAACATTCTAGGATTGTTCTCTTTCATCATACGGAAGAAGGTTTTATCGTCCATCTTACCCTCGTCCATGGCATCGTCATTCTCAAACAAGCGAAACGGAATACCCTCGTCCTCTGCCATATCTGCAATCATAAGCCCGAGAACCGGTTTCATAAGCACGGCAACGTCCGGAGTAAACTTTCCCTCTTGAAACCCCTGCAACAGAAATCCTTCAATAAGCACCTCAACGGACACGCCGACCATCAGAAGCTTCATCATTTCTTCTTTTATAGACGGCTTCTCCAGTCCATCCAAAGCCCGTTGTAGGGCGACTTCCGGATCGGCATCCCGGGGTGGTTTGCCCCACGGCCAGCGTGAGTTGTCAATAGTTAAGGAATGACCCGGGGGTGCATAGGCAAAGGGGTCCGTGTTTTCGACGGAACCCCTGTTGAGAATCTGTGCATCTGTTTCAGACATTAGGTTACATCCTGTGAATGTTTGCGAACTTGTGCAGGAGCCGCTTCTTGAACCTGTGGAGTTGCGGGGCGATCCAAGCCAATGGTGCGCTGCCCTTGGCGACGGTTTATGGCGACCCGCATGTCGGAAGACAGACGGTTCATCTGAGCGTTCGCATAATTTCTATTAGAAAGATTAGTCAACATCCTGCGAACTCGCGGATCACTAGCACCTAAGATTTGCGGGGCGGGGGCGAGTGCTTGGGCGCGGGGTGCTTGACCTGAATATCGACGAATAGTAGGCTCTCGGTACTCGGGAGATTGGAATGCCCGATCATCAGAGTTCCTTTCAGACATAGACATATAAGCTTTAGCCCCACCTTTCACGAGATCACCCAAGAAGCCTCCCTCGCGCTGCGGACCTTTCCCAGCGCGGGCCAAGTCGGGTGTCATGATTTCGTCGCCGAGAACGAAGTCAACAACGGGTTCCAAATAGCTTGTGACGGTATTGAAAAATTTGCTGAATGACATTAGCTTCCTGCTGCCCAGCTTGCAAGCCAGCTACCAATGCCGCTTGCAAGTGCGTCCTTTTGTTCTTTTGAGTACATCTCTTTTGAGTTCGCGAACTGAATGGCTATGGTGCCAAAGTCGTGTTCACGCTGTAGGGCGTTCTCACCCTTTTGAAAGTTCCAAGAGGCGTTGTCGCGATATATCTGCCACAACTGGTTTAAGGCAGTTTGTGTGGCGTTGTAACTGTTCTGTACGTTGATGCGGTTTGTTTCGTTTTGTGTTGCCGTATCCGCAGTGTTAATCTCTCTACGCCACACCGCGTTAGACTGATCTATAGCGTATCCCATGTTTGCGTTGAACTTGTCGCGGGAATCTGCGACCTGCTGATTGAACTGCGACATTGCATTTGATTCAGAGGTATTGAACTGACGCATTGCCGCAACCCGATTGGCGTTGGCCGTCTCAACCTGCGAACTCAACTCGGCAAAAAACTCGTCTACTTGCAACTGGTTCTTGGCATTGAATTGCAGACGGGCGTTTTCTTCAGCCGCATCTTTGAATAATCCCTGCACAAGGGCACTATATGTTAGTGTATCACTTTTTTGTTTATTGTCAAGGTTTTTCAGGTCTACTGAGAGAAGAGCCTGCGCCTCGGTGACGGCTCCCTGCAACCGGGCGGAAAGGTTTGCCTTGTCCATTGCAGCAACCTGTGCTGCGTTCGCAAGAGCAGTCTGTTGCCGGTTGCTCAAGTTTTGCAACTGTATGGTTGCATACTTGTTCGCATCCTGTGTGGCGATTTGTATGCCGGATTCCATGAGGGCTTGTGTGATAGCCGCCGCTGCCATCGACGAGGAACCCAAACCACGGGCTTGCATGATGGCGTTGACCTTGCGAATTTGCGGGGATGCCCACGCTGGCATCGGCGAACCTTCTTCGAGGCTCGACATGATTTCGCCGAGTTGATACTGGACGGTTGCGCGGGGGTCGAGTTCGGCTTGTGCAGCCTCGGCTGTGGCTCCCGGTGACAGAGTGCCCTCGACGCCAGTCATATCAACATACGGGTCAGTTGGTGTGAATTGCGCGGAATCCATCGGGCCGAGGTCTTCCAAGCCGGAAGTGATGTCGGAGATTTCACCAATCTGCCCTACATCCGAACCGGGTGCTGTTGGAATTGTCGTACTCAAGCCCGTTTCGTCAGCTTGGAAAGTGGATAAAGATTCCAGATCAGAAAGTTGACCGGTTCCTTGTGAGATTTCTTCTCCCGCTCCCGGTGTGCCGATAAGAGTTGACTTCACATCTGCAACGTCTGTACCTGCCTGCTTTGTTATTTCTGAACTTAGCTGTTCGTCTGTTGTGATTGCTGCCATCGTTATCTAATTCCCATAAACACTGAGACTACCATTGCTACAACAAGAATGGTACTCCCCATAATCATTGCCTCAAGACGCCACATGCGCTTGTCCAACGAGTCGAGTCGATCTTGAACCGCAGCATACCGGATAGCACACTCTTTTTCGTGTGCCTCTAGTTCTAGCTGTGTCTTGAGAAGGGGTTCCACTGTTTGCTCTAGCCTCATAGAATTACGGCTTGGTAGGCCACACCACGGTGCGTGGATTGTTGTGCGTTTTTGTTATGTCGCGCAAGGCTTGGCGATAAGCAGTTTCTTCTGCTGTCATTGTGCGATCTGAGGAAGCCCACCAATCGGTTTCGGACAAACGCTTATCACGTTCCAGTCTTATCACATCTAGTCCCCGCTGCTCATCCGAGCGGCTCTGCGATTCTTTTTCAGAAATTTCATCGGATGTTAAATCGACGACCTGCGAACCCGTGTAAGCCCCGCCATCGTTAGCATCTGAAAAATCCACGACCAATCTTTTCATAGTTACCTCTTGCTATTTAGTTTGCTTGGATACCAAATATGCTAATTGAACCCGCTTCAATATCGCCAGAATCAAAGAAGAATTTAATTCCTCTAATCGTTTGTTGATTTGCAGAACCTAGACCACCATTAAAGGCTCCGCCTTGAGGAGTCGCTGCTTGATCAAAACTTTGATACTGACCGAAAAATACAGGGGGCATAGAGTCGGTTGTGCCAGTTGCGTAGTTTCTACCCATCAGCGTTCCGGATATCCTAAGTCCCTCGTGAGACCCATTGCCAATAGCCTGATGTCCAAGCCTCATATGAGCTTCGCTGTTATCAGCCCCAATGATTGCCTGATTCACATGGTAACCGTAACCGTAATCCGACGCCCCAGAAATCGCGGTTCCAGAAGAATCCAAGAATTGTGCCCTGAGTCCTACATTGTCTGTGGCCGGGTGAAGATTCATGTGGAATACAAACGTATCAAATGTTGTGCTTAGATTATCAAATGTGATATCTGCCACTGCAGACGATACGGTTGTGGTACTGAGTGCAACGTATCCCAGTATGCCGCTCTGATCCGGAAGTTCTATCGTTCTATCGTTGTTAACTGCTGGTGCAGCCGGTCTTAAGGTCAAGCTTCCGTTTGAAGAATTGCCACCCCATTTGTGCCATTGTAGCTGGGTTGATCCGTGCCCAAAATACACAATAGGGAAGCCGCCGCTTCCGGCACGGATAGCCAGAGACTCATATATGCCGTGGCCGTAGTCTGTGGTAATTCCCTCTACATCAAACTTTATAATTCCGTTTTCACTTCCGGCAGAGGCGTCTTCAATTTGTCCCGTTATAGTTGCGTAAGTGTTTGTTCCCCCGCCACTATCTTTACCGCTGAACTGAATTTGACCCAGTTCATCATCGTCAGCAGGAGAACTGCTGCTTCTGAACAAATCTAAAACAGGCCCTGCCGTGGCACTGGCCTCTGTCAGCGTATAAAGTATCTTGCCGGATGTGCTTGAGCTATCTACGTTAAGGTTAGCCGTGCCGTTCAGGTCGAGTGTAACGTCCCCATTTGCCGCGTCAGCTATGGCAATAGTGCTAGAGTCCGTGCCGGAGTTTGTGCTGAGGGTCAAATCACCTGTACCGTTTGTGGTGATTGTAGCATCGGCGTTACTGTCACCGACACGAACCGTGTCTGCGTCGAGTTGCACGTCGCCGGTTCCATTCGGAGCGATTACGATATTACCATTCGTATCCGTAGAGGAAACGGTGTTACCGTTGATGTTGATATTGTCTACGTCGAGGTCTGTGTTAATTACAACTGTGCCTGTACCATTAGGGGACAGACTGATATCACCATTTGCGGCATCCGCAATTACAATCGATCCGGAGTCTGTACCGGCGTTGGTATTCAGCGTAAGATCGCCTGTACCGTTCGTTGTGATTGTAACGTCAGCGTTGCTGTCGCCGACACGGATAGTATCAGCGTCAAGTTGCACGTCGCCAGTTCCATTGGGCGTGAGAGCAATATTACCGTTTGTATCTGTAGAGGTGATTGCGTTGCCGTTGATGTTGATGTTATCAATCTGCGCCTCAGTGACGGCACTGTTCGTACCGAGTGTCACGCCGTCAATCGCACCACTGTCAATGTCTACTTTGCTGATGTCTACTTCACCAGTTCCATTAGGGGTGAGAGCAATGTTGCCATCAGTGTCTGTTGAAATAATGGTGTTACCATCGATGTTAATGTTATCAACGTCGAGATCACCTGTCACGTTAGCAGCACCCGTAATAGTCAGGGTTGCTGTATCGATAGTGACGGCTGTAGAGGCGTCTATATCTACAGTAGGCGAAACAATCTCAACTTCGCCATCTGCATCGATATCCAACTGACCATCAGCACCAGACTTAACCGTGATCCCGCTGTCTCGGAATTGGATGTGCTTATCTGTTGAAACCTCAACACTTGTTGTCACTGTCAGCGCACTGCCAGCTTGCGTGAGTTCTCCGGACGGCCCCAGCTTGGTTACGCGACCCCCGTTAGCTGCAGTGCCATCGTGGGTGTGTCCTGTTGATGAATTAAACGCGCTTTCAATAGCGTCAAACTCTCCGTCGATAGGAGCCGCGCTGATTATGTTACCATCTGCGATGTTGCCTGCTGTATCGTTTCGTGTATAGCCTGCCATAGTGTTTTACCTTCTTCCGTACTGGCCGTATTCAAGAACTGCTGAGTCGAGTGAATAGGGTGGATTGGTATCTGTGCTGCTAAATTGCAAAGATACGGTGAACCCCGACCCCAATGTTTGGCTGTCAAAGATCGACTTCAAACTTTCTCCACTGTACACTGAAGTATTGTCAATCCCGCCAACGCTGGTGAAAATAATGCTGTCGTTGTCTGATACGTCGGCTGCTAAAGTTGGAGTAAATGCAAGAGTGGTTGTTGCCGTAGACGGAGTTACAGTTGCATCACCTGTTATTGTGGGGGTGCTGGATAGGGTGTACGTCTTTTTAAAGTTTGCAGACGATGCGCTGCTCGTTATAATCTGAAATGTATCCCCGGAAGCTAGGGTCGGGGATGAGGTACTGTCCAACGACATTAAATCAACAACCATACTTGATGCGCCTGTCGAATATCCGCCACCATTGTTTATCTTGGCCCCGTCTGCAAACTGTACATTTGGCGCTCCAAAGATAAACACACCGCCTGCAGATGATGTGTTTTCCAACTGAAGAGTGTTTGGCTCAATAACCCCCTCTTCACTCAGATCGTATTTTAAGTTTAGGGATAAAGCGACTGTACCCTGAGACTCTGTATAAATTGTTGCCTTGTAGATAGTCTTGCGGAGCTTTGCATCACTAATCGGAAAGTATGGCGTAGAGAAAGTCGAAGGGATAGAGTCCCCGTCAAAGCTATTTCCCGATTCCATCAAATACACATAACCATCGTTATTTGCAAACAGGATGGTTTCTGTCGTGCCTGTGTAAGTGGAATCTGCAACAAACGCCTTGATGCCCGTTGTCTCTGCCCAGTTTAAGCCTACTCCCCGTTCGCCTTGAAGTTGTGTGCCAATAATTCCTTTGGATGTTCCCGCTGCAACCGACCTTGTGAACCCAAAAAGTCTATACTGGGACTTCTCCCGGATAACTACAGATGCAAAAGAACTGTTTCGGGATGTCAGTTGAACCATCTGCTTTTGAATAGGCTTGGATACAGACGCCAATTCAAAGTCCTGATTTCGTTCCGTGGCCGCAACCGTACGCAAACCGTCCGGCCCCAAGAATATGATGTCTCCAGATATTTCCTGTGCCGTATCTGGCTCCACACAACCTATATCATCTGCAATCGGTTGTAGCTGAAAATCTAGTTGACTGCTGCCGACTAGCCGTAAAATCCTGTCCTCTGCGAAAATGATCAACTGTTCCCTAAAAACAATTAGATCAGTTACAGTTGCACCTATGTTGATTATACCACCGCCAGACCCATCTGTAAAGTCACTATCGGAGTATGGGGCTGAATAAACAACATTTTGACCATTCGCAACGAAAATGTGGTTCTTAAAGGCTACTACAAAACCTGCACCTTGGATGTCGGTAGGGGTTGACAGTTGAGTTAATCCGCTTGCAGCGGTCCCGCTCAAAACAAACGGGTACCCTACACCATCTACGATAAACAGCTTGTCAGTGCCGTCAAAGTTGTACTTTGCAAATCGTACTTTTCCTGAATTTGCACCTAACGTCAAAACAGGCTTTGTAAAAGTTAAAGCCACGTCGTCAGAAAGAGAAACTGCCGTATTCAGCACAATATTGTTCTGATCTGTGACAGTGCTTACCGTCACGGTTCCCGAAATACCAGTGCCCGTGACCGTATCACCTACCTCAATGGTGCCGGAGTTCCCGTCAACAGCGACATTTGTATTACTGCTAACGGTCCCGTTTACTACTGCGGTGGCCACCTCTGCAGACAAATCTGTCCACGAACCCGACCCCTTGCTTGCGCTGTAAAGTCTTGGATTACCTGCCGACTGATCCCGCGCCACAACAGCCGTATCGTTGTACAAGACCACTCCCAGAACATTTCCCTGTCCTGTGACCTCGTTTGTGTTGTATTTGGTAAATCCCTCAATACGCCTGTAGCCGCCTTGTGTGGACGGCTCGTAGTTATTCATAACACGGGCTGAACCGGGAGCAGCAACACCGTGCTGCAGAGGGCTGAGGTTCGATATCAAACCACCACGAAATTCTATTCCGTATGTCTGCCAACGATCAGGCATATTTAGGTTGCCCTCACATAATAGTTTTCGTTTACAAGTATCTTACGCATGTTCTTCATGCCTTCATCAAACTTGTTTTTGGTTATGGACGCCATTTCCATGTTGTCGCGGAACATGTAACAGTAGTACATAGCCCCATCTACAATCACGTGTTTGTACGGTTCCGGGATCGTGGGCACGTCGTCGTGAAGCGACAAACCTACAGGGTGCATAAAATATTCATACTCTACGGCGTATGCCTTGTCGGGCATGGGCACGATGCCAAAGTAGCCGTCTTGCGAACGAAATACAAATTCTGGAACACCGCCTTTTGACGTATCTGTTTCGTCTTCTTGATCGATGTACCGCTCGACGTACTCGACATAGGTGATCTTACGCAGCTTACGTGCGCTGCCTACGTTCAAGCTACTGTCACGCTTTACCCGGAATGTGTTGAAATCCACATACTTAGCCTCGTCTGCAAACGAGTAACGGGTCTCCCCGGCAACCAGAGTGATTTCATCCGAGTTGTGGTTGTAGGGCCAGTAGAGATAATACTGGTTGATGTCATGAATTGATGAATTAACAGAATCCTTGATAGTCGAGTAAAAACCTTTTGCAGTCGAAAAATTCGTGCTTGTCAACTCGGTTTCGTTTAGCCGCCTGCTGACTTCATTTACAATGTCAAGATAGTTGTAGGGCATCAGTTACGCTCCCTCACTCGCAAATTGATAAGTCGCTTCGTAACGATTGCCGCACTCGTTTTGGCAGAGGTGCTGGTTGTAATCTCGCATATCAAAGTGTAGTCTTTGTTTGCCACCCCACCCTGCAACACAATAGAAGCAGTCGTGCTTGTCGGTGCGGGTATGCTGTTGACGATTAGTCCGCCCACAGGATTTGACTCATCCTCAGATGTGCTGGGATCGTCGTCGCCTTTCGTATCGATGTTAGAACTGGCAGACAAAGCGTCAGACTCTGTTCCCTTTTTCCGTAGAACAGTGCTTATAGTAACATCTTCGCTAAACACGTACCGCCACTCAACAGACGCAATGGTCAGCGTGTCAAGATAACGAGACCAGTCTACAGTGTAGTCTAGGAGTTCATCAGGGTCTTTATCAGGCCAACGGAGTGCCATCTTTACGCTACCTTTGCTAATCTTTGAACGGGTTGCG